CCGGAGCAATCGGCCATCGTGCTCGGGACGGAAGACCTAGCCAAGCAGCGGAGCAAGAACACCGCAATCCCGATGATAGAGGCGAGCCCGCTTGTCTTCGCGGAAATCGCCAAGAAGAAGAACGCCCTAGGGATCACGGAATACGAGTTCAACGGGTGCCGGGTTTTCTGGATCGGGGGCAACTCTGTTTCCCGCTTGGCATCTAACCCCGTTGTTCGGATGCACATTTCAGAGGAGAACAAATTCGAGGAAGACAAGAAGGAGGGTTCATCGGTCGAACTTGCAATCGAGCGCATGAAGAACTTCCCGCAACGGAAGGCGCTACGGGAATGCACGCCGTCCACGCCGGGGGTCGGAATCTCCAAGGCGTATGACGACGGGACGCAAGAGGAAATGCACATCCCTTGCCCGCATTGCGACTTCCGCGCGCCCATGGTTTTCTTCGCGGACGAGGGCGGGCACTTCGTTGAATTCGATTCCACGCTTTCCATAGGCGAGGCCGCGAAGTCTGCGCACTACACTTGCGCCTCTTGCCGAAAACCATGGACCGATGCCCAGCGCCTTGACTCCTTGGACCGGGCCGCGCGCATGGAAAACCATGGCTACATCGGCAAGCGTACCGTGGATGAAACCGGCGGGATTGTCTCGATCCACTACCCGACAGCGCTTTCGCCAATGGTCAAAACAGCCGACATCGTGGCGAAGTTTCTGCGCGTGAAGGACACCCCTTCAGAGCTTAAAACATTCGTGACAGGATGGCGAGGGTTGGAGTGGAGGCCGGACACAAAGGCCGTTTCCGACGATGGGTTGATTGCTTGCCGCGCCGGATACCAAACCGGAGCACAGTCCTGCCCGTTCGACGCGGAGCCAATCAAAGGCTTTGCCGAAAAGGACAGCCTAATCACTATCTTCGCCGACGTGCAAAAGACCGGGTTTTGGGTGACCGCCCGCCGCTGGTGGCGAGGCGGGGCGTCCGCCCTCCTGTCGTTCGAGTATGTGGAGACGTTCGCCCAGGTGGCGAACATCGAGGCGCATTGGATGGGCGTGTTGAAGGTCGAGCACGCAAAGAGGATGGAGGAGAAAAAGACCAAGCTCCAAAAGCGGCTTATGGTCTGGATGGACTCAGGCGACGGAAACCGGCAACCGGAGATTTTGGAAGCCTGCTTGCGCTACAACTGGACGCCGACGAAGGGCGCGAGCGCTGACATGGACACACTTTTCAAGGAATCCTCAATCGAAATGGACACCGGCAAGCGGCAAGGCGGGAAGGTTTCGTCCATCGTTCAAGTCTCCATCAACACCGCATCCGCCAAGCACGACCTGACCAACCGAATCGAGCGCATGGAGAAGGCGCAGGCCGGACAGATCGACGGGCCTCTTGTGCCGTGGTGGATTCCAGGCAACATGCCAATCGGGAAAAAGGAATACACCGGGCAGGTAGTCTCCGAAGAGTACAACGAGGAAAAAGGGATTTGGGTTTTGCGCGACGGGTACAAGCACAATCACGCATTCGACTGCGAAGTCGGGTGCTACGTGTGCGCGCACGCTTGCGGGTTTAACAGCCTCGTCCCGGACTGAAAATTTGCCGGTTTGACGGGACGCCCATGATGCAAGCATGGGACTCTCTGACGAAAAGGCGCTTCTGAAAACCTTGCTTGCCGCCCGGCTCGAACTGGCCAGCGGCGGGGTGAAGTCCTACACCATCGCGGGCCGGTCCTTTTCGCTGCACTCCTTGGCGGAACTGTCAAAGGAAATCACCCGATGCGAATCCCGCATTGCCGTGATGACGAGCGGCGGCGTGACCTACGCCAACATGTCCGGCCCTGATAGCGCGGAACCCATCGGGAGCGTGTTCAGTGTTTGACCGCATCCGCTCCGCCATCGGCAATGCCATCATGCCACGCGCCCAGGCGTCCGGCGAAGCGATGAACGGCGGTCGCTCCACTCGGCACCGGGAGGACAAGGCGTACAAGCGCCGTTACAACCTGGACGAAGAGCGCAGCGTCGGCCCGTGGAACCGATCGCGTACCATGCTGGAATGCCGCGACCTACTGACAAACTCGCCGCTTGCCATCGCAATTTCCGGCACGTTCGAGCGCCATGTTGTGGGCCTTGAAGGATTGATCCCGGAGGCCAAGACCGGAGTACGGGAAATAGATGAGGCCTACGAGGGATACTTCCGCGAATGGTGCAAAATCGCCGACTATCGTGGCCGCACAAACTTTGCAGGGCTTCAACGCCTTTGCATTCCTACCCGCCTGAGTGACGGCATTGTCGCGTTCGTGATGACTGATACCGGGCAATTGCAAGGCATTGAGGCGGAACGCATTGCGACGCCTAGCGACAAAGCGCGGGACGGTTCTATCATCAATGGGTGCAAGCTGGATTCCACTGGCCGCGTTGCCGGTTGGTATGTCCATGCGCGGAATCAACACGGGGGCGTCTCAGCCGATTACGAGTTTGTGGACGCGGTGGACATGATTTTCCTCTCAGCGCCGTTCAGGTTCGATCAAATCTTTGGGCACCCGGACCTTGCCGCCGCTATCAATCCGCTGAAAGACTTGGACGATTTTAAGCTGTCCACCCTGCTAACCGCGCGCCTTCAGTCCCGCCAAGCCGTTGCCATCAAAACGGAACAAGGGGCCGGGCGCTCCGCCATGATGTCCGCCAAGGACGCCACGGAAGACACGGCGCAAAAGCGGGTCAAGGAAGAGTTCGACGGTTACACCGCCAAGCACTACTTGGAAACGGGCGAGGCTATTGAGAATATTGCGAATCCCACGCCCGGCCCGCAGTTTGTTGGGTACACTGAACAACAGGGCCAAGACATAACCGCGCTCTTTGGCTTGCCGTGGGACTTCGTGACGATGAATTTCCACAAGGGCAGTTTTGCGCAGAGCAAGGCCGCGCTTTCACTCGCCTACAAGACGATTCAGGCTTGGCAGATTTGGATTCGTGACGGGCTTTGCCAGCGCGTCTGGAATTGGGTTATCGCTCGCGCAATCAAATTCGGCGACCTTCCGCCCGCGCCCGTGGATTCGCGCGGCTTCTCCACTTGGTACAAAGTCGATTGGACGTTCCCGGATCGGGAATGGATAGACCCCAAGGACGCCATTGATGCCGAAATGGCGGAATTCCGCATGGGCAAAACGACCCTCTCGCGCATCACCGGAAAGACCGGGGCCGCGTGGGAAGATACACTCCGCCAAAAGGCCAAAGAGCTACAGGTCGCAAAGCAGATCGAAACCGAATTCGGCTTGCAGCCTGGCGACCTTGTGAACGCCTACACCAACGCACAAGCGCCGATCCAGCCCGGAGCCGCCAATGTCGCTTGAACGTATCCGAACGATGATTGAATGCGAGCCCATGCTGATTGACCCGGTGCGGGTCGCGAGCCTGTACCGCGCAATCCTGACGCCGAAGGCTGGCATTTGGGACGACATCGACAAAGACCTTGAAGAGCGCGGCAAGCGCCCGCAGATCACGGTTGCCGACGGGGTGGCGATTGTCCCCGTGTCCGGCGTGTTGATCGAAGGGACGGACACCATTGACCGCGCGCGCGGTTACGCCGACCTGGCCGACATCCGGCGCATGGTGCAAGAGGCCGATGGGCGCAAGGATGTGCGGTCGATCATGCTTTCACTCGACACGCCCGGCGGCGGAGTGAACGGCACCGAAGAAACCGCCGACGTTATCATGGGCGCATCTAAGCCCGTGCTCGCGTGGACTGGCACGCTAGCCGCCTCCGGGGGCATGTGGCTGGCTAGCGCGGCAAACGCCTTCTACGTTTCCAAGTCCGCGACGGTTGGAAGCATTGGCGTCTATATGGCGTTCATGGATATGTCCGGCATGGCCGCGCAAATGGGCATCAAGGTGGATGTCATCAAATCCACCGGCACCCCGTTCAAGGCCGCAGGCGTTCCGGGGACTTCGTTGTCCGACATGCAGCGGGAGCAATTCCAGTCCCAGGTGGACGGCATTTTCTCCCGCTTCAAATCGCAGATTCAGACCCGCCGCAAAAAGGCCGGGCCGGACACCATGCGCGGGCAAACCTTTTCCGGCGTTGAAGCCGTTGGCAATGGATTGGCGGATTCAATCGCAACCTACGAAACCGCGCTCCGAAGCGCACGAAATATTGCCGATTTGCCACGCATGAAAGGATGACCCTATGAGTGAACCAAAGACTCTTGACGAACAACTGACCGCCGCCCTGGCCGACGCCAAGGCCGCGCAGGACCTGGCCACACAGGCGCAGACCGCGCTTGACGCCAAGGCTACCGAACTCGCCGCCGCGAAGGCTGAGAATGAGGCCAGCGCGACCGCCCTTGCCGCAATGACCACGGAACGCGACGCCCTCAAGGCCAGCGTCACCGCGTCCAATGCGGAAGCCGAAAAGCAAAAGGCGTTGGCCGGTCAACTGGCAAGCGAGCTTGCGACCCTCAAGGCCAGCGTGGCGAGCAATCCGGCCTTCGCCCATGCGAGCGCGGGGCGGGCTGCTGTGCAGACTCCTCCGAATGGCGAGGGCAAGACCATGCCGCACTCCGAATACTCGAAACTTACCCCGACTCAAAAGGCCGACTTCACCCGAAGCGGTGGCCGTCTCTCGTAACCCAATCACCCGAAGGAAGCCCAAATGCCCAATACTTACACCGATCTTGTCAACGACTCCATCGAGGCGCTGCGCGTAGTCTCGCAGGAAAACGCCGGATTCGTTACCGCCGTTGCGCGTAGCGCGACCGCCGACCGCCTCCCCAAGGGCGCTACGTTTCGAGTCCCTTACGCTCCAGCAGCCGCCGCACAGGACCGCGTTGTCGGCATGGCGTTCCCGACTGCCGCCTATCAGGACATCGCGAATGTCGAAATGACCATTACCAACGACCGGGAAGTCCCGTTTTCTTGGACTGGTGACGACGAAGCCAACCTTAACCAGGGCCCCGGGTTCTTGACCATCCGGCAGAATCAGATTGCGGAGGCGATTCGCGAGCTTCGAAATGAAATGGCTGGCACCATTGCCACCGTTGCACGCAAGGGTGCTAGCCGAGCCTACGGCACCGCAGGCACTACGCCTTTTGCGTCTGACCTGTCCGCCACCGCCCGCGCCAAGCAAATCCTTGACGACAACGGGGCGGCCAAGACTGGCCGTCGTGCGATCCTGAGTTCCGACGCCGCCGCAAATATCCTTTCGCTGCCGCAGTTCACAAACGCCAATCAGAAGGGCGACACCAACGCCTTGCTGAATGGCGAGCTTGGCCGCCTGCATGGGTTCACCTTTGGCGAAGATGCCAACTTGACCACCGTAACCAAGGGCACCGGAGCGAGCTACCTTTCCGACACCGGAACTACCTACGCGGTTGGCGAAACCACGATCCACGTTGACACCGGAACCGGCACCATCCTTGCCGGTGACGTTGTTACCTTCGCCGGGGACACCAACAAGTATGTTGTGAAGACGGGATTTGCTGGCGATGGGGACGGTGATATTGTCCTGCACGCCCCCGGCCTTCGCGCCACGCTCGCAAACAATGTCGCCATGACGATTGGCAACAACTTCACTCCGAGCATTTGCTTCCCTCAGTCCGCGATTCTCCTTGCGGCCCGACTCCCGCACATGCCCGCCGAAGGCGACTCCGCCAAAATGGCCGAGGTATTGGTCGATCCTGTAACCGGGATCAACATGGAACTGCGGGTGTACCCAGGGAAGGGCATGAACACCTATTGCCTCGCCGCGTGCTGGTCCGCTGTCGTGGTCAAGCCAAATGATGTGGCGATGATCTTGGGCTAAACCCTCCACCCACCACCAAGGCGGGCGACGGACTAAACCCCGCGCCCGCTTTTTTTTGGAGCAACATGGCCGCACTTACAATCACCGCCGCAATCGCAGACGGGACCATTGATCTAACCCGTCGGGCTGACAACATCGCAGTCACTACCGCCGCCGGGAATGTGGACACGCGAATCGTCTCTATCGGCACGTCAGAGGAAGAGCATGTTTTTTCCACTGACATCGGAAACGCCGGGCAAATGTACATGCGGAACTTGGACCTGACAAACTACGTTGAATGGGGGCCGACAACCGGGGCCTACCCGTTCAAACTGAATCCAGGGGTCACTGGATCAAAGGGCGGGCCGCCCACTCTGTTGCAGCTTGCACCCGGAGCAACGTCCATTTTCTTGCGCGCCAACACCGCCGCATGCCGCGTGGAAATCTACGTCCACGAAGCCTAGCCCATGCCCTTCCCCGCCGCCATGTTCACCCGACACTTTGACCAAGTGCGCGCCCACATGCCGCACACGGTCACAGTCGGGAGCACGACGAAAAACGCGGTTGTCTCCGGGATCACTCGCACCAAGGAA